TACTTATTTTTGAAACTGTATTTTTACCAAGTTCACAGTCAGCCAAAACAGTACTGATTGATTTTCCTCGCCTTTTTGCCATAAATTTGATGCGGTTAGATATTTCTTGTGAATTATACATAAAATCGCCTCCATAAATTTATGCAAACTTCCGTTTTATCCCCTAAATCGGTGAAATTATATTGACATTCCCCTAATTAGGGGATATAATAAGCACATACCCAAAACAAACAAAAATGTTTTGTTGAAAAAATGTACTTTTATCCACAATTATTATAACATTGACAATAATTTTTGTCAATAGAAAGGACGTGGTAATTTGCCATTCAGAATTAAAATCAGACTTATTGAACTTGGGAAAAAACAATATGAACTTATTCCTGAGCTTGCTAAAAGAGGTATAAAAGCAGATCAAGCGGCTCTAAGCAACGCGTTAAGCGGTAGGTACCAGGCTCCTAAGTTCGATAAGATTCTTTCAGCTTGTAATGAAATTGTTACAGCCTGGGAAAAGGAAACATCATAATTGAGAGGAGCGTGAAAATCCATGGATTCTAAAACAAAAGCGGCTATGATGAGCCGCTTAACAGAAATATTTAATTCAACTACATCGAAGCAAACTACTTGCTTATCATCTATAGCAATATGTATGCTCGATGCAGTTACTACTGATGAACGGCTTAGTCGCCATTTCCGTTCAGGTCAAAGCCAATCCTCCGAGCAGGACGCTAATGTCAATATATCAAACGAAAGGAAGTAAAAACCAAGATGAACGAATTAATCAAAGTAAATTATGACAACCCCGAAGAGCCTGTTGTATCAGGACGTGAACTTCATGAAGCCCTTGGCATTAAAACTGCGTACAAGGATTGGTTTCCGAGAATGTGTGAATATGGATTCATTGAAAGCGTAGATTTCAACCCGCTCAATTTTGAGCAGGTTCGTATGGAAGGACAACGACAAGTCACAAGAGAAATTACCGACCATATGCTGACAATTCCAATGGCAAAGGAACTCTGTATGATTCAGCGTACCGATATTGGCAGACAGTTCCGCCAGTACTTTATTTCGATTGAGGAAGCGTGGAACAGTCCTGAAATGGTAATGGGACGTGCCCTACAGATTGCACAGCGACAGATTGACAGCATTAAGGCTGAAAATAAACAGCTTTCCACGACAATAGCAGTACAGGAACAACAAATATCTGAACTGACTCCTAAAGCAAGTTATTATGATGTCGTGCTTAACTGCAAAGATCTTGTTTCAACATCTGCTATTGCGAAGGATTATGGGAAGTCTGCGAAATGGTTAAACAGCTATCTTCATGAAAAAGGTGTGCAGTTTAAACAGGGCAATGTATGGCTGCTTTATCAGAAATACGCTCAGCAGGGATACACAAATACTAAAACTCACAGCTATAACGGCGATGACGGAGAAGTTCATACTAAAATTCATACTTACTGGACACAGAAAGGAAGATTGTTTATTTACAATCTTTTAAAGTCTGAGGGAATTCTCCCCAATGTGGAAATGAATGCAGCTTAAAAAGTAGCGGACAATGTATTAAACGAAAGGAAGTGAATTGAATGAACAAAATCTTAGATGACAATATGCTGCTGACAAAGGCAATAACACCCGATATAGCGGCAAAAATAATAGGCTCTTCTTCGCAGTATGTCAGGATAAGAATGCAAAGAGGGCTTTTCAATCCCCCTATTGGCACAGCTGACAAGCTTCGGGGTAATTCAAAGTGGTGCTATAGAATTTATCCTGTAAAGCTTGCTGAATACTTGAATGTAAGCAACGAACAAATAGTTCAAAATATAAAATCAATTCTTGCCAAAGGAGAACAGAAATGAAAATCATTGAGAGAAGCGTGCTCCCTCCTGCTGAAAAAACCGGATATCAGGAGACAACAATGACATGGCTCGCAGACGGCAATCATGTTTACGATAAAGGCGGCAACCTCAGAATGCCGGAAGAAGTACATGAAGCACTGAAAACGCTGTGTGCAGAAGCGGCAGCGGTGAGAATATGGGTGAGAATATGATAAAAGAAATGGAGAAAAAACGAATGGAAACTACTTATAAAAGTCGTGTTTACACAGACAGACCAGATTATGCGGATTTTGATGCGCCAGCAAAATTTACAGCAATACAGAGCATTATTGCTAAAAGGTTAGCACAATATCCTAAGGCAATCTGCTCATACTCAGGCGGCTCAGATAGCGATATTATGATTGACTTGCTTGAAAGAACCAAAAAATTGTTTGGGTTGCCGCCAATTAAGTACGCTTTTTTTAACACGGGGCTTGAAATGCGAGCATCAAAGAGCATGTCAAAGAAACAGCTAAAAAATACAACATCGAAATCGAAGAATGCCGTCCAAAGATAAGCATTGTACAAGCAGCTAGGATTTATGGGATACCTTTTGTATCAAAAATTATGAGTGCGGGGCTGAGCGATTGGCAAAAAAAAGGTGTGCCGTTGACTATTGTGGAAGAATACGATAAAGCGGAAGATAAAGCGGCAAAAAGAAAGGAACTGAAAGAACGCTACCCCAAGTGTGAGAGCTTAATAAACTTTTTGTGTTGCTGTAACTCTGCTGGAGAGCCGAGACCTAATATACAGCTTGTAATTAACAGCTCAAAGTACATGCGTGATTTTATTGGAGAGTACCCACCAGATTTTAAGATATCTGCTAAATGCTGTGATTATTGCAAAAAGCAAGTCGCACACAAGGTGCAAAAAGGCTATGATTTGATAATCACGGGTGAGCGTCGTGCAGAGGGTGGGGTGAGGTCAGTACCCCGAAAAGATAACACCACATTGTGTTTTACACAAACCAGTAGTGGACAATACAGGCTTAGACCCCTTTACTATGTTTCAGACGATGATAAAAAATGGTATAAAGACTATTATGGGATTAAGTACTCTGATGCGTATGAGGTTTACGGCTTAACCAGGACGGGCTGCTGTGGCTGTCCTATCTCCTACAAGGCAGTTGATGATCTTGAGTTGATACGCCCATATGAGCCCAATGTTGTAAAAGCTGCGTGGAATATTTTTGGCAAGAGTTATGAGTATAGGCAAAAGTACAACGATTACAAGGCAAAAAGAAAAAAATCCGCCCGGACTGCGGCAACAGTGACGGACGGTCAATAAAAATACATACAATGCTATTTTAGCATAATGAAAGGAAAAAATCAAGTATGAATATGAAAGAAAAACCTACCCGCTGCATCGACCCTGTAATGAAGTACTGTCAGGGGTGCAAATGGGGCTATGTTCATTATCCTGAATGGGTTGAGACACGAGAAGACTTAGAAGGGTGTATGTTTGAATCCGGCTGTACTCTTGGATTTGACAAAGGCAAAACTGTGAACGAACCCACAAAGGAAGAGCTTAAAGAATTTGAAGAATGGAGTTGTAAAAGGAGAAATTACAATGGTTAAAATAAACAGTCTTGAATTTGAAAATGTAAAGAAAATCAAAGCCGTAATGATTGAACCAACCAAAAGCGGACTTACTATTATCGGTGGAAGAAATCGTCAGGGAAAGACATCAGTTCTTGACGCTATCGCATGGACGCTCGGAGGCGACAAGTTTAAACCTTCTTCGCCGCATCGTGAAAATTCTGTTGTTGACCCACATCTTAAAATAATGCTTGATAACGGAATAGTAGTAGAACGTTCTGGAAAAAACAGCTCTCTGAAAGTTATCGATTCTACAGGAAATAAAGGCGGTCAGCAACTTTTAAACAGCTTTGTTGAACAGTTTGCACTTGACTTGCCAAAATTCATGAATCAGTCAGGGAAAGAGAAGGCAGGAACACTTCTTAAAATAATCGGTGTTGGTGACAAGCTTTATAAACTTGAATCAGATGAGCAAACCTTATATAACCAAAGACGCACTATCGGTCAGATTGCTGACCAGAAGACTAAATTTGCCAAAGAAATGACAATATATCCGGGCGTACCGCTTGAACCTGTTTCAGCTTCAGACCTTATCCGCCAACAGCAGGAAATTCTTGCCCGAAACGGTGAAAACCAGCGTAAAAGACAACAGCGTGATATTTACGAACATGAACTTTCAGAAGCCAGAACGACATTTGAAAAAGCAAGAGCAAGACTTGAAGAAGCTGAAAGAAATGCGGCTGTGGCAAGAATGTCAGCTGAAAATCTGACTGATGAATCAACAACGGAACTTGAAAAAAATATTGCTGACATTGAGGAACTCAATAAGAAAATCCGTGCTAATCTTGACAGGGAAAAAGCTGAGATAGATGCAGAAAATTATAATAATCAGTATAAGGAGCTTACGGAACAGATTGAAAATATCCGCAATGAAAAAACAAATCTGCTCAATAATGCCGACCTTCCTCTCCCCGGACTTTCTGTAGAAAATGGCGAGCTTATTTACAACGGCTATAAATGGGACAGTATGTCCGGAGCCGACCAGCTTATCGTTGCCACATCTATTGTAAGAAAGCTTAATCCTGAATGCGGATTTGTACTCCTGGACAAGCTTGAACAGATGGATTTTGACACTCTTTCCGAATTTGGAAACTGGCTCAAAAAGGAAGGATTACAGGCGATAGCAACAAGAGTTTCAACCGGTGATGAATGCAGTATTATTATTGAAGACGGAACTTCTGCTGTACATACAGAAGCCGTACCAAAAGCAACATGGAAAGCAGGTGTATTTTAATGTCATTTGAAATAACGTCAGGAGTTATCAGCTCCGCACAGAAAGTAGTTGTTTACGGACCTGAAGGAATAGGAAAATCAACCTTTGCTTCACAGTTCCCCGACCCTTTATTCATTGATACCGAAGGAAGTACAAAAAAGCTGAATGTAAAACGTTTTCCGAAACCAACAAGCTGGGAAATGCTCTGCAACGAGATAAGAGAAGCAATGTCAAAAAAGCTTTGCAAAACTCTCGTTATTGATACTATCGACTGGGCAGAACAGCTTTGCCTTAATTCAATCTGTGACAGATATCAGAAAAAAGGAATTGAAGATTTCGGATACGGCAACGGCTACATCTATGAAAAAGAAGAATTCGGAAGATTTCTCAATCTCTTGCAGGACATTGTTGACAGCGGCATAAATGTCGTGCTTACAGCCCATGCACAAATGAGAAAATTTGAACAGCCGGACGAGCTCGGAGCCTATGACCGCTGGGAACTGAAACTTGGAAAGAAAACTTCTTCACAGATTTCCCCTCTTGTCAAGGAATGGGCTGATACCGTTTTGTTTGCAAACTACAAAACCTACTCTATTGCTGTCGATGACAAGGGCAAGAAGTTCAAGGCACAGGGCGGAGAACGTGTTATGTATACCTCTCATCACCCTTGCTGGGACGCAAAAAACAGAGATGGACTGCCGCCGGAAATGCCGTTTGAATATGCAGGAATTTCGCACCTTTTCGGAGATACGGCAACACATTCAGAACCGATAAAGCCTGAACCTGTGATTCCGGATAAAAAAGAAATTGCTCCGGTACAACAGGAAACTCAGGAAATTGCAGCGGAAAATGCTTCTGTTGAGGAATTTGTTTCAGACATTTCCGGTTTTCATGATATTGAAAAATTTCAGAATTCTGAATCTTCATCACCGCCGGTAAATATCCCCGAAAAGATTCCGAAAGAACTCAGAGATATGATGATTGCTGACGGCATCGGTGAAGACGAAATACGGCTTGTTGTATCAAACAAAGGATACTTCCCTTATGATATGCCGGTTGAAAACTATCCTCCGGATTTTATAACAGGCTGGCTTCTGACGGTATGGCAGAATGTAGTAAGCTCTGTAAGAGAAAACAGAAAACCACCATTTTAATGAAAAGGAGTTAATGCAATGGACGAATTTAAGGAATACGGCTGGGATGATGAAATTAATAAGGAAGGTGCAGATTTTGTTCTGTTTCCTGAGGGCGACTATGATTTTACAGTTGCAAGGGTTGAAAGGGCAAGGCACAGCGGCTCTGCAAAAGTACCGCCATGCAATATGGCAAAAGTAACCTTTACAATATGGGGTGCGGAAGACAAGACGGAAATAACTGAAAATTTCTTTCTCTGCAATAAATTTGAATGGAAACTTTCTTCACTGTTCCTTGCAATAGGTTTAAAGAAACATGGAGAACCTCTAAAAATGAACTGGGCAGCCGTTACCGGAGCAAAAGGAAAATGCCACGTTTACATAGACAAATACACTAAAAATGACGGCTCTGAAGGACAGTCAAACAAAATAAAAAAGCTCTATGCCTATGACGAAAACGTCAGCACAGTTTCACATGTACAGAAAACAAGCAGTGCTGCAACTTCATCCGGCGGCTGGAAACCGGGTGTATTCTAATGGAACTGAGACCTTACCAGAAAGAATCGTTTGACGCAGTTTTAAAACAATGGGATGACGGCATACTCAAAACGCTGCTTGTCCTCCCTACCGGCTGCGGCAAGACGATAGTATTTGCTAAAATAACGGAAGAATGTGTCCGCAGGGGCGACCGTGTACTGATACTTGCACATCGTGGCGAATTGCTCGAACAGGCTGCGGACAAGCTGAAAAAAGCTACCGGACTTGTATCCGCCGTTGAAAAAGCTGATCAAAGCTGCATCGGCTCATGGTATCGTGTGGTTGTCGGCTCTGTCCAGACACTTATGAGAACAAAACGGCTTGCAGGTTTCAGCAGTGATTACTTTGATACTATTATAATAGATGAAGCACATCACGCTATTTCAGACAGCTATCAGAGAGTTCTGGAACATTTCGGGCACGCAAAGGTTCTCGGAGTTACTGCAACTCCTGACAGGGGTGATATGAAAAACCTCGGTAGTGTGTTTGAAAGCCTTGCCTATGAATACACACTTCCAAAGGCTATTAAAGAGGGTTATCTTTCGCCGATAAAAGCAGTTACAATCCCCTTAAAGCTTGACCTTTCGGGGGTATCTGTTCAGGCTGGTGATTTCAGAGCAAGCGACATTGACACAGCTCTTGACCCATATCTTAAACAGATTGCAAAAGAAATGCAGCATTACTGCAAAGACAGAAAAACCGTTGTATTTCTTCCCCTTGTAAAAACTTCACAAAAATTCCGTGATATTTTAAACAGTGAAGGTTTCAGGGCAGCAGAAGTCAATGGAGAAAGTGCTGACCGTACAGAAATACTTGATGATTTCGACAAGGGAAAATACAACGTTTTGTGTAACTCCATGCTGCTGACCGAGGGGTGGGACTGCCCCAGTGTTGACTGCGTTATCGTTCTGCGTCCGACAAAGGTGCGTGGGCTTTACTGTCAGATGGTAGGCAGAGGGACAAGGCTCTGCAAAGGCAAAAAGGAACTGCTTCTGCTCGACTTTTTATGGCATACTGAAAGGCACGAACTATGCCGTCCTGCACATCTGATTTGTGACAATGAAGATGTTGCAAAAAAAATGACTGAAAACCTTGCTGAAAAAGCCGGCTGTCCGGTTGACATAGAAGAAGCCGAAAATCAGGCAAGTGAAGACGTTGTCGCACAACGTGAGGAATCCCTTGCAAAGCAGCTTGAAGAAATGAAAAAGCGTAAAAGAAAGCTTGTTGACCCTTTGCAGTATGAAATGTCAATACAGTCACAGGACCTTTCGTCTTACGTTCCTGCATTTGGTTGGGAATGTGCTCCGCCAAGCGACAAGCAGAAATCAGCACTTGAAAAACTCGGAATTTTTCCGGACGGAATTGAAAATGCCGGCAAAGCAAATCTTATTCTTGACAGACTGGAAAAGCGAAAAAATGCAGGACTTACAACGCCCAAGCAAATAAGACTGCTTGAACAGAAAGGCTTTAAACACGTTGGTCAATGGTCTTTTGAACAGGCAAGCAAAATGATAGCACGAATATCCGCCAACGGCTGGAGAATACCTTCGGGTATCAATCCGCCTGAATTCACACCTGAAGGATAACATTATGGAAAACTTACTTAAAATCCTTGAATACATCTCCCCTGCCGACTGTGATTATCAGGAATGGGTAAATGTCGGAATGGCTCTGAAACATGAAGGCTTTTCTGCTGATGACTGGGACAGATGGTCTCAGTCAGACAGCCGTTATCACAGCGGTGAATGTCAGAAAAAATGGGATTCCTTTAATGGCAGTTCAGCTCCGGTCACAGCCGGAACAATTGTTCAGATGGCAAAAGACAGAGGATACATTTCTGACAGCTTCATTGAATTTGACTGGAACGATGAAATTTCAGCCGAAGAAGGGATGCTTATATGTAATTCCGGAGAAGGAATAAAAATTGCAGAGCCTAAAAACTGGAATCCTGTTATGCAGATAGTAACATATCTTGAAACGCTGTTTGAATCCGGTGATAATGTCGGATACGTTACGGAAGCATGGGAAAATTCAAATAATGACAAGAAAAAATTCCTGCCTACAAAAGGAGTCTGTGACAGAACAGCCGGCGAACTTATTCAGCTCCTCAACAGCTGTCAGGGTGATATCGGTTCAGTTATCGGTGATTATAATCCTGCGGCAGGTGCATGGATAAGATTCAATCCTCTTGACGGCAAAGGCGTTAAAAATGAAAATGTTACCGATTTCAGATATGCACTTGTTGAATCTGATTCCATGCCAATAGAACAGCAGAACAGCGTAATGCGTGAGCTTGAACTTCCAATTGCCGTTCTGGTTTACAGCGGTGGAAAGAGCATTCATGCAATTGTAAAAATTGACGCTCCGAATTATGAAGAATACAGAAAACGTGTTGATTATCTCTATAAAGTATGCCAGAAAAACGGACTTGAAATTGATAAGAACAACCGTAATCCCTCCAGACTTTCAAGGCTCCCCGGAGTTGAAAGAAACGGCAGAAAGCAGTTTATTATTGATACCAACATAGGAAAAGGAAGTTTTTCAGAATGGAAAGACTGGATTGAAAGTATAAATGATGACCTGCCTGACCCTGAAAGCCTTGCTGACGTATGGGACAATATGCCGTCACTTGCTCCGCCGCTTATTGACGGAGTGTTAAGACAGGGACATAAAATGCTGATAGCAGGTCCTTCAAAAGCCGGAAAATCTTATGCCCTGATAGAAATGTGTATTGCAATTGCAGAAGGATCAAAATGGTTCGGCTTTGACTGCACACAGGGAAAGGTTATGTATGTAAATCTGGAACTTGACAATGCAAGCTGTCTGCATCGTTTTAAAGACGTATACACAGCAATGGGACTTAAACCGGATAATCTGCAAAACATCGATATCTGGAATCTGAGAGGTCACAGCGTACCAATGGACAAGCTTGCTCCAAAGCTTATCCGGCGTGCCGGCAAAAAAGATTTTATCGCTATTATAATCGACCCGATTTACAAAGTTATTACAGGCGACGAAAATTCTGCTGACCAGATGGCTCATTTCTGTAATCAGTTTGACAAGGTATGCACCGAACTCGGCTGTGCAGTTATATATTGCCATCATCACAGCAAAGGAGCTCAGGGCGGCAAAAGATCTATGGACAGAGCAAGCGGTTCGGGAGTTTTTGCCCGTGATCCGGACGCATTGCTTGACCTTACAGAGCTTGAAGTAAGTGAAAATCTGATAAAACAGCAACAGGACGAAGCGGTCTGCAATATAGCCTACAAATGGCTTGAACGCTTTAACAAGGATATGTATGTTTCTCAGGACGACCGTGTGACTCCATCAGCCATAATGAAACTGGCAGAAGATAATCTACAGCGTAAGTCATTTGTGCTGATGCTTGAAGAAATAGAACGTATAAAGCGGACTGTACTCAATAGGACTGCATGGCGTATTGAAGGAACTCTCAGAGAATTTCCGAAATTTGCACCACTTCATATGTGGTTTGATTATCCTATACATAAAAAAGATTCTTCGGGGGTTCTGAAAGATTGTGAAGTTGACGGAGAATCTGCAAACTGGAAAAAGAATTTCAGCAAAAAAAGATCTAATCAGGAACGGAGTCAGGAACGTAAAGAAAGTATCGAAACTGCATTTAGTGGTGTGGAAGAAAATGGAAAATGTCGTCTTTCAGACCTTGCAGAATATCTTGCCATTACCGAGAAATCAGTCAGATCAAGACTAAAAGAACATGGCGGTTTCTGGGTTGAAAAAAGTGAATGTGGCTTAAAGGGAAAGGGAAAAAGTCGATAAATTTTCCCGCGGGAAGGAAGGAAAAAGTCGAAAAAATTTCCCGAAGGAAAAAAAGGAGAAAAAACCGATATTTTCCGAGGGAAGGAAAATCTATATATACTACGTATATATAAAACATTTCCTTTCCCTACGGTCAAGGGGGAAAGTAGTTGTGCGAAGCTCACGCACAACAACTCCTTCCCCTGTCCTTGACAAATGCAGAATTCAAAAATTAAAACACTTTAGCGAGGTGAAGTGCATGACAACAGAATTTTTTATGGCGATGATACCGCCGACCATTACAGCTCAGGAACACAAAGTCATGATCAGAAATGGAAAACCCATTTTCTACGATCCGCCAAAAGTCAGAGAAGCAAAAAATAAATTGTCAGCAAATCTTTCCACTCATCGTCCTTTTAACTGCTACTGCTGCGGAATCAGACTGATAGTCAAATGGATATTCCCGAAAGGAAAGCACCAAAATGGCGAATACCGTATAACAAAACCTGATACGGATAATTTGCAGAAGATGCTGAAAGACTGCATGACACTCTGCGGCTTTTGGACAGACGATGCTCTTGTAGCAAGCGAGGTCTGTGAAAAGTTCTGGGGAGAACCTTCCGGAATATACATCAGGATTGAAGAATTATGAATATCAGCGAAGTTAAGAAAAATATGAACCGGATCGTTAAATTCAACAGTCCGAAGCATCACATAAAGGACGAAGATTATATACTGACCGCCTGTATATTCAGGCAAAAGGAAAACGGTGAATATTATTACCTTGCTGAACTTACTGATGCAAAGCAGAAGAAAAGTGTGGTGATAGTTTCACTGGATGAAATAACGGAGGCTGATACATAATGACCTGCAAAGAGTGCAGACACTGTAAGAGATGCCCGGAGAGGTCAAGGGAGATACCTTGTAGGGATTTTGAGATTAAGAGAGAGTTAATAAAGGAGCGTGGAAAAAATGCGTGAGATATTGTTTAGGGGTAAATGTACAAACGATAGTAAAAACAGAGGTAAATGGGCAGAAGGATATCTGTTTCGCCTTACAGAAAAAGGTGACCTGCTTATTATGGTAAAAGACGGTGACGGCGGTTGCAATAAGGTTATCCCCGAATCAGTTGGACAGTATACAGGTCTGACTGATAAAAACGGTACAAAGATTTTTGAGGGGGATGTTGTAAGATGGACTGACAGCGCAGGCACTACAAATAACTTTGTGGTTACATGGGACAACCATAAAGCTATGTTTTATTTGTACTCCTGGGGATATAGTGTAGATCTTTGTGATTGTTGTGCAAAAGAACTGGTAGTTATCGGCAACAGTTATGATGACCCGAACTGCCGAAAGGAGAATAAAATGGCAAGCATTAAAAATTTAAAGAGAATGTGTAATAATTATTCCGAATGTAAAAATTGCCCTATGTCGAGGTACCAATGTGCACCCGGGGATTTGCCTGACAATGCCGATGAGATTGTTGACAAGTGGATATCTGAACACCCTGCCAAGACCTACGCTATGGATTTCTTCGGAAAGTTTCCGGATGCGCCAAAAGATAGTGACGGAATGCCGAAGACGTGTTGGCAGAACGTCTATGGAGATGGACGACAATATTATTGCAATTATGACATGTGCGCAAATTGTTGGAACAGAGAAATGAAGGAAAAATAATTATGATTAGCCCCGAATGTGGCGGTGTTATGGACTGCTTTAACTGTAAATTTGATGACTGCATAAATGATTATGTAAGACCGATGCACGTTATCACAACAGAGAGTGAGAGGATAAGCAACCGCCAGTCAAGAGCAAAAAGATATAAAAAATTGCGAGCCGCGGGGCTAAGATGAATATGGAGGAATAAAAATGTCATTTTATACATACGCAGGAGAAGAAGACACCTGCGAGGAATGCGGAAAGACATTCACGCACGATCCCGAATACGCATACAAGGCGTATTTCAAAAAGGGCAAAACCTACAAACTGTACTATTTTTGCTCATGGAAATGCTTGCAGAAATACCGCAGACGCAAAGAAGAAAATCAGGAAAAACCGACTTGCTATGAAGATAAACCCAGAAAACAGATGGTGAGAGGTGCAAAGCTCAACGCCGAAAAAGCAAAGGAAATACGCAGGCTTTATGCTGACGGCAATTGTACTCAGAAAGCACTTGCGGCAAAGTATCATGTGAGCATTTCGACTGTACACTGCGTGATTTCGGGTAGAGTATGGAGGGAGGTAACATGACTGAAGAACAGATTGCCAAGTCGATATGGCTGAACCGTGCATTTCACAAGGATAAAAAAGTCAAAGCACTTAAATCACTCGCAGAACGTGACAAAATGCGTGCTGAGGGCATGAGCGGTATTGCAGAGGGTAACAATGAGGGTAAATCTGAAACGCACAAAAACGGCACATATGAAGCTTATATGACGTATCTTGAAACGGAAGAAAAATATCAGCAGGCTCTTTGTGAATACAATGCTGTCAGAAAAGAAATCGAAGCGGCTGTCGATACCATTAATGATGACGAGCTTAAAACATTGCTGATATACAGATATCTGAGCGGAGAAACCATGGAGTCGATTGCCGAAAATATGAATTACAGTGTAAGAGCAGTAAAATATAAGCACAAAGCAGCTCTTGATAAAGTTTGCATTGTTTTGCACCCCTCATCTGTGTTATGATGTATACATAGAAATCGGGCAAGTGGTTGTGTCCGGTTTCTCAAAAGCCAACGGAAATGTTTCAGGCTTTCCGGGCATTCTCTCGCCCGGTTCCCTTTTCCGTATTTTTACCCCCTTTTTGTATAAGCCATTCTTTTATTTGGATGGCTTATATATTTTATTTTTGTTGAAATAGTACAAAATATATTCAAAATTTTTACATTGAATTTTCGCCAATATATTGCATTATTTGTAAATTTATGGTAATATAAAAATAAAAAGGGGTAAAATTATGTCAAACATAGTAAGATTTTATATTATTGCATTTGAAGATTTCGAAGGAAATGTAAGTTCACGTTCTGTTTCTGATTTCTTGTATAATTTAAATGATAAACTGAATAATAATATACAAGATATCAAAAAAACATTGCCTGATCAAAAAAAGATCAGAATTTTTTCATTGATAAAAGATGACATACCAAAACAATTTATATTACCTTTTGGCAAACTCAAAAACAATGTGTCATATATAGAAGATAATACTCAGCAAAACTTACGCGTTTTAGACTATGATATTTATGACGTTAATTTAATGTATTATGATGGTCAACACAAAGTCATGGCTTTAACGCAAGATAAACCTGGACCGAGTCACAAAGCAATAGAAACTTATTTAAATCAATTTGTGGATAAAAGCGAAAAAGTTCAAATTAAAATAAATCCCATTTATAAGACAGATGGATTAGAAAAGATAAAAAAAGCCAATAGGATCAGCAAAATTATTATTAATTTTGATTTTAGCAAAAGCTCTTGGGGGTTTATAGCTCAAAGGCTACAATGCCAAAATGAGCAAAAGGAATCATTTTTAAAGTCTGTAAAAGAAATAGCAACCGGTTCAAAGCAGATTGATGCAAATAAATTGTGTTTAACTCTAAGTGCTGACAAAAATAAAAAGCTTGACAGAGATTCTCTTTTGATTTTTTTGGAAAGCTTAAATATTCAAGATGAGTTTATTAAAGAAATAGAGGTATATTATGCCAATAATGAAAAAGAGAAAACAACACCTGCAAAATTAAAAAAATGCAATGTAATTTTAAACGATTGTTTTAAAAGCGAACTTAATTTAACGTATAATTTTCTATTAGAAAAAAATAAAATTGAAAATTATAGCAGAATTCAAGAAATTATTCGAAAAAATATTAATGATATTAATAGTGCAGTCAGAAAATATTTTGTTCATTATTAAGGAGAGATATTTTTGAAAAAAATATGGCGTGAATTCAAACTTGAAATCACTCTCGCCGCAGCTTCATTGTTATTTATTACTCTTGATAAGATTCCACATATTAATTTTTCATGCGTATTTAAATGGATTTCAAACGTTAATAACGGGTTGAATACTTCAGACCTGATTACATTTTTTACAATAACCATAGGGATATATGTATCTATTTTATGTATCATATCAACATCCCAATCCACAGTTATCAGAGCTTTGATAAATCATAATAAGGAGCAAGGCCTTGGCATAGTGGTGGTTGGGGGCATTTTAGAAAACATGACTTTAATTCTATATATTTTGCTTTCCCCATGTTTTTATTATAAATATTTTATATTAATAATTTCAATTATTATATCTGTAATTTCATTCATTAAATTTATTTTTATACTTTATCGATTCTATAATATCAGCAATAAAGAAATAATAAAGTCTATTGACCAGGAAGAAGAAGATAAAAAAGCATTATTTAGCGACTTGGCAATTTTGAAGGACAATACCCATAAAACAAATAAAAAATAATAGTGGATCTTAGTTTAAACTGCTTTCGTTTGAGAGCGGTTTTCTTATAGCATAAAACATTTATTAAATATTTTAAAGCGTGATTTAAAAATCTTTCAGGCATCTCTCCGGAGGTGCTTTTCTTATATCCTGATTTACTGAGGTGGTGGCGTGAATAATGAAAACTTAATACCATTTTCCAAACGAAGCACGAGCGAAGTGAGAGAAGCCGGAGCAAAAGGCGGCAAAAAATCCGGCGAAGTACGCCGCCGGAAAAAGTCCATGCGGGAGAAAATGAAACTCCTGCTTTCTCTCCCCGCTTGCGACAATGATGCCGAACAGCTCAGGGCAATCGGCATTGATGTGGAAGATTCTGACAATGAAATGGTTATTTTAAAAGGGCTGTTTCTGAGAGCTGCCGAAGGAGATGTTTCTGCAATTCGTGAAATACGCAACATTCTTGGTAAGGACAATTCAACTGAAGAACTTGCTTTGAAGAAAAAAGAACTGAAAATGAAAGAAGACCAGCTGTCGGGAGATACCGCTGAAAACGCTTTTGTAAAAGCATGGGTCGACAGCGTAATTGATGGTGAAGAAAATGACTGACAGATACACTGAATTTTTTCGGAATCGTATCCCCCGCTACCGCCGTTCCCCTGAGTTATTTGCTCTGGAGGTATGCAGATTTCAGCCGGACGAATGGCAGAAAGCTGTATTTGCTGATATTGCTAAGTATCCGAAAGTTTCGGTACGTTCCGGACAGGGTGTCGGCAAGACAGGCTGCGAAGCGATCCTCTGTCTGTGGTTTCTTTCCTGTTTTCCGTATTCCCGTGTTGTTGCGACAGCTCCGACCAAACAGCAACTGAACGATGTGCTGTGGGCTGAGGTGTCAAAATGGCAGTCAAAGAGTCCGCTTTTAAAGGCAGTACTCAAATGGACAAAGACAAAGGTTTCCGTTATCGGCTATGAGGAACGCTGGTTTGCAACTGCCAGAACGGCAACCAAACCGGAAAATATGCAGGGATTCCACGAGGAAAATATGCTCTTTATCGTTGACGAGGCTTCCGGCGTTGCAGACCCGATTATGGAGGCTGTTCTGGGTACGCTTTCCGGCTCCAATAACAAGCTTCTGATGTGCGGCAACCCTACGAGGACTTCCGGCACATTTTACGATTCCCATAACTGTGACAGGGCGCTATACCGTTGTCATAAGGTCAGCTCCCGTGACAGTTCCCGTACTAATAAAGAAAATATTGCGGCTATGGAACGCAAATACGGCAAGGATTCCAATTTTATCCGTGTCCGTGTAGACGGTGAATTTCCGAAACAGGAAGATGATGTTTTTCTGCCGCTGGAACTTGTTTATGCTTCGGTCGATACTGACTTTGAAGAACCGCAGATACCGGATATTATCCATATCGGCTGTGACGTTGCACGTTACGGCGACGATAAAACCGTTATCGGATACAAGGTCAACGAAAAGGTTGATTTTTACTGCAAACGGAACGGTCAGGACACAATGAAAACTGCTGATGATATCATGATGTGCTTTGAAAAGCTGCTCAGACAGTACCCCAAATACAAGGGCTTTGTTTATGTAAAAGTCGATGACGGCGGTGTAGGCGGCGGAGTGGTTGACAGACTCCGTCAGATGAAGCGGAGCAATCCGAAACGCTTTGACAGAATGGAAATCATACCGGTTAAGTTTGGCTTGAAAATAAAGCATCAGTATTATGATGACACAACCACATTCATGATGGCGGTGGTCAGAAATCTGCTTTCGCCGCATGACGAGGACGGAACGCCGAAACCTGCCGGACTGATACTGCCGAAAGACGATGACATGATAGCACAGCTTTCGGGCAGAAAATATTTCATGACTGACAAATCAAAAATCCGTGTGGAGAGCAAGGACGCAATCAAGAGCAGAGGCGGTCACTCCCCTGACGAAGCCGACTGTATTTTGCTTTGCTGTCTGCCGGTGAAACCGAAGAAAAGAAGGTGAAATTTTGAAAAAGAAAACTGCCGAAGTCAGGGCGGAGATAATAAAAAGCACAGTCAGAAAGGCTGAAACTCCGCAGAATATAAATCCGGAGGAACACAGCCTGTGCGAGTGGATTCCTCAGCCGCCGCTTAAAGGTCTTGAAGTAATGACAGAAAACTCGTCAATACTTCCTCAGTGCATAGCAGCGTACAAGGCAAATATTGCGGGATTTGGTATCGGTGTGCGGTACAAAGGTGATTTTAAGGATACTGCGGAATATGAACAGGAATTTGCAAAGCTTGAAGATATTGTAGAGCTGCTGACGCTTGAATGCGATACAAAGGAAATTTTTGAAAATCTCATTGAAATGCGTGAAACTTATGGCATTGCCTACCTTGAAGTTATCAGAAACGGTATGGGAGAAGTTGTCGAAATAGAGCTTGTTGAAGATGTTACGAGCATCGAAAAGACAATCCGTCAGGAGCAGGTCTGCAAATGCAGTCACTATTACAAGGGGCAGCTCATGCAGCACAAAAAGCGTTTTCGTAAGTACCGACAGCTTGTAAACGGAAAGACTGTTTATTTCAGGGAGTTTGGTGACAAGCGTATCATGAACCTTGAAACCGGAGAATACAGCGATGATGTGCCGTATGAAAAGCAGGCAAATGAACTGCTTGAAATTAAAATCGGTTCAAAGCCTTACGGACAGGTTCGCTGGAGCGGTCAGGCTATAAACATTGACGGCAGCCGCAAAGCTGAAAACCTCAACAATAACTATTTTGAAAACGGCAGACATACTCCCCTTGCTGTGATTATAAACGGCGGTACGCTTACTTCCGAAAGCTTTGAGAAACTGCAAACCTACATGAACGACATCAAAGGCGAAGCGGGACAGCATTCCTTCCTGCTCCTCGAAGCGGAAAACAACAACCCGACCGGAATGGAAGCGGACAAAGCGGTTGACATTGAAATTAAGGATCTTGCCGGAATGCTTCAGCATGACGAGCTGTTTCAGGATTATCTCGACAACAACCGGAGGAAAGTTCAGTCATCGTTCAGACTGCCTGACCTCTATGTGGGATATACCACCGACTTCAACAGAGCAACTGCACAGACCGCAATGGAAGTTACGGAAAAGCAGGTGTTTCAGCCGGAACGCCAGTCGCTTGCATGGCTGATAAACAACAGACTTTTAAGCGAGTATTGCTTTGAACACGTTGAGGTATATTTTAAAGAACCGGATATCACCAATCCTGACGACCTTTACAAGATACTGAACGTATGCAGCAATGCAGGAGGTCTTCCGCCGAACAAGGCAAAGGAAGTAGCTTACAACGCTCTCGGCGAAGTCAGTGACGATTATGAGGGCGACTGGGGCAACATCCCTCTTGCGTACAGTAAAATGCTCGGCGGTATTGATACTCAGATTTCAAAGGCTGCGGAAAATCATGATGATGAAATAGTTGCAGTTATGAAATCAGTAAGGGCACTGCTTCGTGAAAGGGGCGGTGCATAATGTGTACTGCCTGTGAACAGCTTATAATTGCAATTGACGCATACATAAGAAAGGCTGACGAAAAGCTTTCCGACGCTCTCGGCAAGGAAGGCTTTGCAGATCCGGAAGATACCGTCAGGCATATAGAACAGCTTGAAGAGGAACTTGAAAACATATTCGGCGAACAGACTGAAGAGTTTGCAAAGATGCTGAAAAAGGCTATGGAACAGGATAATGATTCCGACACCAATAAATCTCTCGGCGAGCTTTTCAGAGACTTTATAAAAAATGACAAGACGTATGACAAGCTCTTGATTGCTTTTCTGGAAAATTTCACGGAGTATATCCCGAAGCTTACAAACATCTACATCGGAAGACTTGATGACGAACTGGTCGCAGAACAGATATCTGATACAACGTCGTCATGGATTTCACAATGGAGTCAGGAAGTTTCGGAACTTATGCATCTGAATTCCCATAAAGAACTTGAAGGCATACTTTCAGACGGCATGAAAACAGGAAGTTCCGTTGCAGAGATTGCAAGGAATATACTTGATGCCGGAATACGTGATGAATTTTACAAGGCAAGACGTGCGGCGCTTACCGAAACTCTGAGGGCACACAGTGTTGCACAGGAAGAAGCCATACAGCAATGCCCTGCGGCGGAATTCAAAGAGTGGGTGCATACCGGAAGCTATCGCAATGAACCAAGGGAAAATCATGTTAAAATGAGCGGTCAGATAGTTCCGAAAAACAGTAATTTTCATCTTACCGGAGCTGACGGAATAACATATCTTGCGGATTATCCCCGTGACCCTGCACTTCCGGCGGGAGAATCAATAAACTGTCACTGCATTCACAGAGGCGTTGTTTCCGAAAAGATTCTCGGGCTTTCCCTTGAAGAGCGTAAGAAGCTACAGCAACAGGCTATTGATGAAATGGGTGACGACTGGCAGAAGGAACTTGATGCGATTGATGCCCGAAACAAGGCAAGAGCCGGAATCAACGAAGATACGATAAAATGTGACTGGCTTAAACGCAAGAAAACCGCTGAGGAGAGAAAGAAGTATTTCAGAAGTGATGCCAGATGGGCATTATTTGAAAGCGGAGTTATTCAGAATGACAAAGACCTTGAAAGACTGTATAAAACGGTTGATACAAAATATGGTCCGAGAAAAGTGTTCAAATCATTGACTGAACTGAAAAATGAGGGAATAATAAAAAAGTAATAAAGCGTTTAAATTTATATATTTTGTTACATTTTACCAAAAATATGTTAACTATTTTGTCTAATAAAAGAATAGCAATAGCTTCCTACATATGATAATATTTATATATAATCTTATGTAAAGGGGTATATATTGATGATTTATTTTACGTTTGCAAGTGCTTTTTTTACGTTGATAGTTGCAGTTTCAACAGTAGGCAGGCTGATAAATGGTTTTCTAAAAGGAACTTTTCCTGCTATGTACGGAGAAATCATTCTATTACTTATAGGGTTAGGCGTAACATTTATATTCTATAAAATGTATATAAAAGAAAAATATAATATAGAAGAATTCTCATTAAAGAAAATAGAATTTGAAAATGATTACGAAAACAAAAAGGAAGAACTATCCCAAAAAGAAGAAAGCGTAAATAAATTTTATGCTGAACGTGAAGAAAGTGCAAATAAGTTTTATGCTGAACGTATAGATGAAGCTAATTCAAAATACGATGAAATGATAAAAAAAGCTCAGAAAGAATATGATGAAAAAATTTTTGCTGCTAACTCGGTGATAGACGATTATAATAATGAGTTAATAAAAATTGAGGAAAAGGCTAAGAGAAAAGCAGCAAGATTAGATGCAAACATAGATATGTTACAGCAGAATATAGAAAAACTGAACAGCGAATATACTTACGAAATATCAAAATTCACAATTGAAGATAATATCACTTCCGAAGAATATAAAAGTAAGTATAATATGTCCGTTTTAAGAGAAAAGGAACTGGTTAAAAATAATAAAGCATTAAATGCAAATTACAGCGATAGTAAACATTCAATAAAAGAAATCAGAAATGATGAAAGACAACTGCTTCGTTGCTTTAATTCTGAAACAGCGGCAGTTCTAACTTCTATAACTATTAAAAATATTGATACATCAAAAAATAAAATTATTAGAGCTTTTGAAACTTTAAATAAGTTGTTTGAAACTGATAAAGTATCAATATCACCCAAAATGCTGGAGATGAAATTGGAACAAGCTGATTTAATGTATGCATACCAATACCAAAAGGAACAGGAAAGATTACAGCAGAAAGCAATCAGGGAGCAGATGGTTGAGGAAGAAAAGGTAAGACGTGAAATAGAAAAAGAAAAGGCAAAAATCGAAAAAGAAGAAACACAGTTTAAAAATGAAGTGTCAAAGCTTATGGGGTATATGCAAAAAGCTAATGAGGCGGAAAAGCAATTGTATATAGACAAAATAAAAGAGCTTGAAGCTAAGTTGAAAAAAGTAGAAGCAGACAAGGAAAATGTTTTACAGCGTGAGCAGAATACACGTGCTGGTTATGTTTATGTAATAAGCAATATCGGCTCATTTGGTGATGATGTGTATAAAATTGGAATGACACGCAGACTTGAACCGATGGACAGGGTAAAGGAACTCGGAGATGCAAGTGTGCCGTTTGAATTTGATGTACACGCTATGATTTTTAGTGATGATGCTCCTGCTCTGGAAACGATTTTACATAATACCTTTAAGGCTAATCAGGTAAATAAAGTTAACCCAAGGAAAGAGTTCTTTAAGGTAAAACTGGAAGAAATCGAAAAGGTAGTAAAAGATAATTATAATGCTACTGTAACATTTACAAAAATCGCAGAAGCTGCACAGTATCGTGAAAGTCTAAGACTTGCAGAAGCTGTAATGGCATAAAAACTTCCGTTGTCTGAATATTAAGTATTTGCATTTTAGCAAAATTTGACAAAGAAAAATGCGCATATTAATATTTAACTTCCCCTGCATTTGCAGGGGTAAAAAAATAGCCCTTGCGAAGCTAACCACAGCAAACGCAAGGGTATTTATTAAATTATAAAGGGTTATAATAACCATTTATATTATAACATTATAGCGAAATTTTGTCAATATACAGGGGGTAAAAAATGAAATTACCAAATGGCTACGGCTCAATTGCGAAGCTGTCCGGGAACAGAAGAAAATCGTTTATTGTACGCATTACCAAAGGTTATGATGATGACGGCAAACAGCAACGGGAAATATTAGGATATTATGAAACGAAGAAAAAAGCACTCGAAGCACTTTCAAATTATAATGACAATCCATATGACATAGAATCGTCCAAGCTGACATTTTCAGAACTTTATGAAAAATGGAGTGCCGAAAAATACGCGGAAATTTCAAAGTCTGCGGTGAGGACATATAAAGCGGCATATTCCTATTGCGAGCCGTTGTACGATAAAATGCT